TGCACTTAAGTGTATAATTTTTGATTGATTTGATATATAACTGTATATTTAAGTGTGTACTTTTTGATTGATTCGGTATATAATAATATATACTATTAGCTATACTATGGAGAAGTTATGAATAACCTTGAACAAATACTAGAAATGTGGAAGAAAGATGCAGTTATTGAAGAATTGAATCTGGATTCAGCATCTCGAGATTCCGCAAAACTACATTCAAAATACTTAGAAATGCTAAGTGTCAATCGCCTTAGGGTCAAGAAGTTTGAAATGGATTTTAAAGTCCTACTCAAGAACAAGTGGCTATGGTATAACGGGAAAATGACTAAAGCTGAGATGGATGATCTTGGCTGGGGATATGATCCGTTGAAAGGACTTACTGTCTTAAAAGGCGATATGGATCGATTCTATGATGCTGATCCGGATATTCAAGAAGCTCAGGCCAGAATTGATTACCTCAAAGAAGTAAATGATACCCTGAAAGAGATTATAGATAATATCAAATGGCGTCACCAGTCAATTAAAAATGCCATCGATTGGGCTAAATTTACAAGTGGGATGTGATTATGCACAATTTAAAATATTATGTGTTAACGTCAAGTAATCTAGATTCTCTTAAAAGACACACAAGCCCTGAATATAGTAATATCCCTAAAGATCGCGTAGTAGTAATTATCAATACTATGGATATAGTCTATGCAGAAGAAGCATCTGCGTATTGTCAAGAGTCTGGTATAGAATACTATGTTACCGAATCGAACGGCACACCTGGAAGGGGCAAGAATTCTGTACTAGAAAAATTCTTAGAAAGTGATAATGATTATTGTGTTCAAATTGATGGTGATGACTATCTAACTCCGCATGGGGTTTACATGTACGATAACCTCTCAAAAACCGATAATCCGCCTGACGTCATTTGCTTAACACATCAAGTATCTGTGACGTATGATCGAAATGACATTAACGAATATATTCAAAGAACAGGACTCATTCCTGCTAGAAGCGATATTAAACCGAAACCAGCATATTGTTTTCGCATTGATTACGATAAAACTATAAACAATATTAATGACAAAAGCAATGATATATCAGAAGAAATTAGAGAAATTAGAGAAATTGTTGTAGCTTATCATGAGCTGCAAAGAAAATATTCTGAAGAGTCTGAGATTCATTGCCGAATTACTTGGTATTCGAGAAAAGCTGCTGTCCACCGTTTTGATGAAGATATATACATAGGAGAAGATACCCTACATTACTTCAAGCTTAAAAATGAACATGTTGAAAGTAGATTAACTTTTATGAATAACGTAGAGATACCACCAACATACATATACGATAAGCGAAATGAAGAAACTGGGACAGTATTTAAATACTCGAAAGGCGGTGCAGATGCAGCTTGGCTAGGAACATATATGTCACGTGTGTATGAGTATGAGAAACAAGGAATCTTACACAATAATAAAGTTCATCAATTGCCACTATTAAAGATAGATTATCCTGCTGATTATATTCCGCAGCTTAGTCTACCAGCCGGTCATGAGACCACAGGCAATGCTGTATATAATATAACAGATAAAGAAGATAATAAATATACTATAGAACATCCTGCTAATGCTACTCAAGAATGTATATTAGCCAAATACCAAGCGGAATATAATGGAAAAGATACGAGTCAAAAAGCTTAACCACGTTAACCTTCAAATAGAATGTGACGCCGGTATTCAGATGGAAATATCTGAACATTTTTGTTTCTTCGTCCCTGGATATAAGTTTATGCCCAGTTACAAGAATAAAATGTGGGACGGTAAGATCCGCCTTTTTGATGCTCGTAAACAGACCCTGTATTGTGGACTTTTTCATTACCTCAAAGAGTTTGCTGAGGTAAGAGATTACCAGATCATAGTAGAAGAAAACCACGTATATGGTCGACCTGATACTGAAGAGGTGATAGATGTACCTGCTTTGCTTAGTGATCTAACGTTATCTTCAGGTAAGGTAATGATTAAGCCTAGAGATTACCAAATTGATGCAGTAGATTATGCATTGCGCAATAGACAATCATTATTGCTGTCACCTACCGCGTCTGGTAAATCATTAATCATTTATATGGCTCTACGTCATTATCTAGAAACTTATCAGGCTAGTATATTGCTGATTGTACCTACCACCTCATTGGTAGAACAGATGTATAGTGACTTTGAGGACTATGCGTACTTCGAAGAGGAATTCAAAGTAGAAGACTATTGTCACCGAATATATTCTGGCAAAGAGAAATATAATGTCAAGAAGCGTGTAATCATTACTACCTGGCAGTCAATATATAAGTTACCATCAAGCTGGTTCCAAGGATTCGGTATGGTAATAGGTGATGAGGCACACAATTTTAAAGCCAAATCATTAACATCTATACTTGAAAAATGCCATAATGCAAAGTATCGTATAGGAACCACAGGGACACTTGACGGTTCACAGACGCACCAATTAGTGCTCGAAGGATTGTTTGGTCCTGTTAAGAAAGTTACTACTACAAAGGAATTGATAGATAGTGGAGCCTTAGCAGACTTAGATATATCCATCATATTATTAAAGTACCCAGATGATGTATGCCAAAAGGTGTCTAAACTAAAGTACCAAGATGAGGTTGATTACATTGTACGTAATGAAGATCGCAATAAATTCATTACTAACCTAGCATTAGATCAGGATGGTAATACACTTGTACTATTCCAGTTCGTGGATAAGCATGGTAAACCATTGCACGATATGATGCGTAAGAAACTTGAATCCCTTGGAAATACTAACCGCAAGCTGTTTTATGTGTCAGGTGAAACTGATGTAGATACAAGAGAGAAGATTCGTGAGATCACTGAGACTCAGTCTGATGCAATCATTGTGGCTTCGTTAGGCACATTCTCTACAGGTATCAATATTAAGTCTCTGAACAATATTATATTTGCATCTCCAAGTAAGTCTCAAATAAAGGTATTACAAAGTATTGGACGAGGTTTACGTAAGAGTGCAGATGGTAAAGGTACCAAAGTATATGACATAGCTGATGATTTACATTGGAAGGCTAAAAAGAACTACACATTACAGCATGCTGGTGTGCGTATAAGTATATACAGCAAAGAGAAGTTTAAATATAAAATTTATGAGGTTAATCTGTGATTGATATGAACGTTAGACAAATGAAGTTAATCAGTGGCGATGAAATTGTGTGTCTTATTAGTTCTGACAATGATAGTACATACTTAGTAGAAACACCATTACAAGTACAACTAGTTGTGGGTACTATAGGAAAATATCAGCTTATTCCATGGTTTGCACTATCTAGTTCTACCCTTATAAGTATTGATAAGCGCAATATCATTTCACATTGCGAAGTAGATGAAGATATTAAACGTCATTACATCTCGCTTGCGCTCGATGATGGTTCCCATGATAATGAATTACAGGAAGATCAATTAGACATGTTCGATGAAGCTGATATAGAATCAGAAGATCACCTTGATTATCTGACCACACCTAACAAAGTAATCCATTAATCACTGTATACCTCCACTCCTCCGGGGAACATCTTTATTATATCACATATTTGACGATTTGTACACCTTTATTTAAATTAATTTCAAAATAAATAATATGAAAAAAAGAGTGTACAAGTTCGCTAAACTGTGGTATAATATACCCAACTAAGGAGAACTACACATGGCAATTAAACCTAAAGATAAACCACACTACGTTAATAATAGGGAATTCTCATACGCTGTTGTAGACTATGTTAAAGCTGTACGTGATGCCGAAGAAACCGGTACTCAAATTCCAATCGTTACAGATTACATTGCTACATGTTTTATGAAAATCTCTGAGGGACTATCGCATAGACCAAACTTTGTGCGATACTCTTACCGAGAAGAAATGGTAATGGATGCAGTAGAAAATTGCCTAAAAGCAGTTCATAACTATAACATTGATACTATTACTCGTACCGGTAAACCTAATGCATTTTCATATTTTACCCAGATCTGTTACTTCGCCTTCATAAGGCGAATCACTAAAGAAAAGAAACAACAAGACATTAAGTTTAGGTTCATTGAAAAGATGGGTGTTGAAGACTTTATGGATCTTGGTATGGACTCAGAAGGTGCTGCTGAAGCAAGTGCTTATGTAGAGACTTTGCGTAACCGTATTGATACTATCAAAACAAAAGATACAGCTATCAAAGAGTTTGCGAAAGAAGAAAAGAAAAAGCTTAAGAAACTTGAGAAACTTGAATTGTTTATGGCATAGGGAAATAGTATGAAAGTTGCAATATTAAATGACACACACTGTGGTGTACGTAACTCATCAGATATTTTTATTGAATATCAACGCAAATTCTATGCTGATGTATTCTTTCCATATTTGAAAGAGCATGGTATTACTAACATCTTGCACCTTGGTGATTACTATGAGCATCGTAAATTTGTTAACTTTAAAGCTCTTAATGCTAATCGTAAACATTTTCTAGAACCAATGCGAGAGCTTGGTATTACTATGGATATTATTCCAGGTAACCATGATGTGTTCTATAAGAATACGAACGATCTATGTAGTCTTAAAGAACTACTAGGCCACTTTACTTCTCATGTGAATATTGTAATGAAGCCTACTGTGCTAGATTATGATGGCCTTGGTGTTGCTGTAGTACCATGGATTAATAATGAGAACTATGTAGAATACACTGACTTTATTTCAAAATGTAAAGCTCCTATTCTTGGTGCTCACCTTGAGCTCGTCGGATTTGATATGCATAAAGGTATGCCGAATCCACATGGTATGAGTCCAGCATTGTTTGATCGTTTTGAAATGGTTCTATCTGGTCACTTCCATACTAAATCTTCTCAAGGCAATATTCACTACCTTGGTTCTCAAATGGAGTTTACTTGGAATGATGTTGACGATCCTAAGTACTTCCATGTACTAGATACCGAGACACGTGAGCTTACTCCTGTACGAAATCCTCATACAATATTTAAAAAATATATGTACAATGATCAAGAAACGGATTATAATACCACTGATATGTCGCAGTTTGAAGATAAATTTGTGAAATTAGTAGTAGTAAATAAGTCTGACCTTTATCAATTTGATCGCTTTGTTGATAAGCTTCAGGATACAGATTTACATGAATTGAAGATTGCCGAAAGCTTTGACGAGTATAAAGGTGAAAACGTGGAAGATGAAGCGGTATCCTTAGAAGATACAAAGGACTTACTTGATAGTTATGTTGAAGCAGTTGATACTGATCTAGACAAAGATAATATAAAAATACGGCTGCGGGAGTTATATACTGAAGCCCAGAACCTTGAGGTAGTGTAATGTACCAACAGTCTTTAGATTTAAAATTCCCGCTCACGGAACAATTAAGTCTCAACTTAGATTATCCTGAGTCCGAAATATCATACGGCGACAGTATCACGTGTATCAAGTGGAGCAGTGAATTAGCTAATTCGTATACTACTATACATTTCAATCAGATCGCGGTGGCAAACCAATCTTGGTTAAAAACTAAAGTTGCTAATTGGTTAGGAATAAAATATATATGATTAAATTTACATCATGCAAATGGCGCAATTTTCTATCGACCGGTGACGAGTTCACCTCGGTTAGATTAGACAAATCTCCTACTACATTAATTGTTGGTCAAAACGGTGCAGGCAAATCTACCCTACTGGATGCGTTGTCATTTGGTTTATTTGGTAAGCCACATCGCGATATTAAAAAAGATCAGCTAATCAATTCTATTAACAAGAAGAATGCCGTGGTTGAGGTTGAATTCTCGGTAGGCAAGCACGAATTCCGTATCATGAGATCAATTAAACCTAATAAGTTTGAGATCTACCAGAACGGTAATCTGATCAACCAGTCTTCAACCGTTAAGGACTATCAGAAGTTCTTAGAGCAAAATATACTTAAGCTGAATCATAAATCGTTTCATCAAGTTGTAGTGTTAGGTAGCTCCTCATTTATCCCTTTTATGCAGATGCCAGTATGGTCGCGTAGAGAGGTAATCGAGGATCTGCTTGATATTAATATCTTTACGAAGATGAATGGACTACTTAAAGAGCGTAATGCTAAGATCAAGGAAGAGATCAAGGACATTACACACCAGATTGATTTAGTAAATACCCGTATTGATGTTCAGGGTAAATATATTAAGAATCTAGAATCGTTGAATAGCGATCAGATTGTTCAGAAGCATGAGTCTATTACAAGTCTCAAGGATGATATTGCTAGTCTATTAGATGAATCTCAGACTCTAGGTAAGAATCTTCCTACTTTGATTTTGTCAGAAGAGACTGAATATAAAAAAGCTAATGATTCTGCAAATCAAATGTCTTCGTATAGCTTACAGTTTTCCTCTAAGATTAAAACATTAGTAGGTGAATCCAAGTTCTATATTGATAACGATACATGCCCGACATGTGATCAGGAGATTACTCAAGAGAAAAAGGATGAAAAGGTATCTGAGATTAGTAAGAAGGCTAAGGAATTAAGTAACGCGTCTACAGATCTACAGAAGAAATTAGATGAAGCCAATATTGAGGTAGAAGGAAGTAAGGCTAAACTAAAAGAATTACAAAGTAGACAAACGCAGATCCTTGCTAATAACGACAAAATCGGTATACTTCAGAATGAGATTAATAAGTCATTAAAGGAAATAGAAAAGCTTTCTGGTCAGACTGGTGATATTAACGAAGCTAAAACCGAACTTGATGGTTTACGTGACAATAAAGATACTCAGACTGAGCGTAAGTTGAAGTACCTTGAAGAAAGAACTTACAATGAAATCATTGCTGAGCTGCTTAAAGACACTGGTATCAAGACTAAAATTATTAAGCAATACTTACCTGTTATGAATAAGTTAATTAACAACTATCTTCAGGTCTTGGATTTCTTCGTATCGTTTCACCTTGATGAGACTTTTACCGAAACTATCAGATCTCGTCACCGTGATAACTTTAACTATTCGTCTTTCTCTGAAGGTGAAAAGCAACGTATCGATTTGGCCTTGTTATTTACATGGCGTCAGATTGCTAAGATGAAGAATAGTGCTAGTACAAATTTATTAGTATTAGATGAAACTTTTGACTCATCTTTGGATCATGATGGTATAGATAACCTTACCAAGATACTCGATACCTTGGAAGAAGGATCTAACGTGTTTATAATTTCCCATAAAGGAGACATTCTGGAGAACAAATTTAGATCGAAGATCGAGTTTCATAAGGAACATAATTTCTCCAAGATCAAATAGCCCTCTACCTTAGGGCCAGACCTGAGTATGTCTGTTCGCTAAACTGCTCTCTTATTCCGGAAAGTTATAATAAATGACCACTTATAACAAATCGGTCTAAATAAAGTGTGTACACATACCGCGTTTTGCTATATAATGGTCCTATATTCTGAGTGAGGTGTATTTATGTCATTATTAACCAATCCTATCCTAGCCAAGCTTCTTGCTAAAGAGAACCTAGAGGTTCGTCACGGTAATTACCGTACAGCATGGTTTGACGTCCAAAACCGAGTCTTGGGTCTTCCTATCTGGAAAGACCATGGTAAAGATGTATACGATCTATTGGTTGGCCACGAAGTCGGTCATGCGTTATTCACTCCCTCTGAAGGTTGGCACGAATCCAATGAAGAGATAAAAGGTTGCCCACGTGGTTACCTCAACGTTATCGAAGATGTTCGTATTGAACGTAAGATTCGTGAGACTTACCCTGGTCTGATTTCTCCTATGCGACGTGGTTATAAAGTGCTTGTTGAGAAAGGCTTCTTCGGTGACATTGATAATTACGACATGGATAAGATGAAGCTTATCGATAAAATCAATGTTAAGTCAAAATTATCTACTGAAGTTATGGTTACATTCAATGCGGAAGAACAAATTCTATTCGATCGTTCTTTAGTTGCCGAGACTTGGTCAGAAGTTGTTCAGATTGTTCGTGATATTCTTGCCTATACTAAAGCCTTAGAAGATAACAAGGTCGAGCTTCCTCAGGCCCTAAGTGAGCAAGGTGATGAAAACGATGATGATAGTGATACTAACGAAACTCAACCATCTGTGACTGCTGCTCCTGAAGAAGACGAAGAAGAAGACGGCGATTCTCAGTCACTACAATCTGATTCTGAGCCTAAAGAAGCAGAATCCCCAGAGGGTGATTACGAACCTAAAATTACACAGCCCGAGCATAATGATGATGAGATTTCAGTCACTGATGAGATTTTCAGAGCTCATGAGCAGGATCTTTTAGACACTGATGAAGATGGTAAACAATCTATATTTGTTCGAGAGATGAGTAAAGAACAACGCAATATGTGTACTATTACGTATGCTCAGTTAGCATTTGATCGTGAATGTATTCAGAGAGCGGCGAATAACGATTTTAGTAAATTCGAATTGAGTGAGAATCTTCCAGGAGAG